TCCGTTTGTGCAAGTGTGGCAATGAGGTGCCTAACTCGTCCGCGCATAGCAAGCCATCGTGCAAGGACTGCAAACGTGAATCCAGGCGTCTGCATAAGCGCATGTACGGTTGCTACCGCCGCCGCTGCAAGACATACGGCGGACACTACAACTCGGCAGTAAAGCCACGCGATGTTTTTGAGAGAGACGGCTGGCGATGCCACGTATGCGGCAAGAAGACATCCAAGGTGTTCAGCGTTACCGACCCAAGGTCTGCAACTGTTGACCACCACCCTGTACCATTGAGCAAGGGCGGCGACCACGATTGGCACAACGTGCGATGCTGTTGCTTTGAGTGCAACAGCCTCAAAGGTGCTAAGTGGGATGGCCAGCGTCGCCTTCGGCTTTCAGTTTGAAGAAAATCATGCCAACCTCGTCTGAGGAAAACCAGAAGTTCCTGCTTCTATACGCGGGGCCGAAATTGGGAGTTTGAACATGGGCAAGGGCCGCAAGCCGACGCCTAAGCCGCTACTTAAGCTTCGCGGGGCTCGCGTTAGAGGCCCGCACAAGTCAGGCATCGACGCCGTTCCAGGCATCCCGCCCGCTCCACATTGGCTTTCGGATCTCGCCCGCGAGGAGTGGGAGCGGATCGTGCCAATGCTTGAGGCGTCCAAGGTGATGAGCCCTAGGCACCAGCAGACGCTGGCCGCTTACTGCGACTCGCTCGCGGACATGATTGAGGCAGACCGTGAGCTCAAGGCCAACGGGGCCACGTTCATGGACGATAAGGGTAGGGTAAGCAATCACCCTGCGTGGACTCGGAAGCGTGACGCTCGCACGTCGATGCTCAAGTTCGCGTCTGAGTTTGGCCTAACGGCGTCTGCCCTGGCACGAGTCTCGGCGGTTGAGAATGGCCCGCAATCAGACGAAGAAGACGCCCGCATGTTCGCTTGAGCACCCATGCGAAAAGTGCTCCTCGTGTCTGGCGGTGCGTTTCTTCCACAAGCACCTGACGCACGCCAAGGGCGAGCTCGGCGGCAAGCCGTTTACGCTTGAGCCGTGGCAGCAGGACTACGTGCGAAAGCTCTTCGCCACTGAGGGCGACGTGCGAAAAGTCCGCACCAGCCTGCTGGCGATTCCGCGCAAGAATGGAAAGAGCAGTTTATGCGCGGGTATTGCGCTCAAACTGCTCATGGAGAACGAGCCCGGCTGTGAAGTCTATTCCTGTGCAGCCTCACGCGATCAGGCCCGGCTCGTCTTTGACATGGCCCGCGTCTACGTCGAGCAGTCGCCCGTCCTGCGTCAGCATCTCAAGGTTTACCGGAACGCGATCGTGCGAGAGGCGACGCACGGCACGTACAAGGCGTTGAGTGCGGAGGCCGGTATTCAACATGGGCTCTCGGCTCACGGCGTGATATTCGATGAACTCCACGTCTCTAACCGCGAGATGTGGGAAGTAATGCTGAGCAGCCAAGGTGCTCGGCGTCAACCGCTTACGGTGGCGCTCACTACGGCAGGCTTTGATCGAAAAAGCGTCTGCTGGGAAATCTGGAAATACGCCGAGGCTGTGGCCGCTGGCACCGTGAAAGACGAGACGTTCCTGCCAGCCATCTATGCGGCCGACATTGCGGATGACTGGAAAGCCGAAGAGACGTGGAAGAAGGCCAATCCAAACCTCGGCGTTTCCGTGCGCATGGACTTCCTGCGGAGCGAATGTGCTCGAGCGGTTGAGATGCCGACTTATGAAAATGTTTTTCGCCAACTTTTTTTGAACCAATGGACGGAACAGTCAACTAGGTGGCTGAGAATGGATCACTGGCAGCAGGGCGACAAGCCCTGTCCGGTGGATCTCGCGGGCCGCGAGTGCTGGGCCGGGTTGGACTTGGCCACGACGTTTGACACCACAGCCCTGGTGCTGCTCTTCCCGCTTGATGACGGCACGTTTTGGATTGAGCCGCACTTCTGGATACCGAGCGACAATGCCCACCAGAGAGAGCGCCGCGACAAAGTGCCCTACCTGACGTGGCATCGGCAGGGGCATCTAAACATGACCGATGGCAACGTCACCGACTTTGACCAAGTGCGGTCAGACATCAATGCCATAGCCAGTAAGTACAAGGTGTGCGGCATCGGCCTGGACCCGTGGAACTCCGCGCAACTCGGCCAACAACTGCAAGGCGACGGGCTTCCCATGTCAGACTTTCGACAGGGCTACGGATCCTTATCCGCGCCCTCGAAGCAACTAGAAAACTGGTGCGTGTCTGGAAAACTGATACACGGAGCGCACCCCGTACTCAGTTGGCAGGCCGCCAACGTGGCCATCCAGCAGGATTCCGCAGCCGGAAACATTAAGCCAAGCAAGGCCAAGAGCACAGAACGCATTGACGGCATCGTGTCGCTAGTCATGGCCATCGGGCTGTGGCAGAAGGCAACGGCAGCCACGCCGGAACAGTCCTGGGACATCGTGACTCTATGAGCGAAAACGCCGCCGCCGACTTCAAGATGTTTGACCTGCGTGGCATCGACTGGCCCGAAGTGAGTTCCAGCCGCACGCCTTCCGGCATTCGCGTCAATGCTGACAACTCCATGGCGTGCTCGGCGTATACCGCCTGTATTCGTGTCATTTCGGATGCCGTCTCATCGCTGCCGCTGCACGTTTTTGAGCGGCTCGCCAGCGGAGGCAAGGCTAAGGCTACGGCCCATCCGATCTACCGATTGCTGCACATGCAGCCCAATCCATGGCAGACGGCTCAAGAGTTTCGAGACTGGATGACTGGCATGTACCTGCACTACGGTGCGAGCTACGCCGAAATCCGCCCAGGTGCTCGAGGTGCGGTCTCCGAGCTGTGGCCCCTACACAGCAGCCGCATGGAGTGCGAGCGGCTGGAAGACGGAACAGTGCGGTACAAGTACCGGGAGCCGTCTGGCCGGCAGACGATCTACAGCCAACAGCAGATCTTCTGCCTGCGGTTCACGACCGAGGACGGCATCAAACCGATCCCGACCTACAAGATTTTCCAGAACGCTATCGGCCTGGCCCAGGCGTTGGAGGCCCACGGGTCCACCTACTTCGGCAACGGTGCCCGTCCTGGTGTGATCTTGGAAAGCAGCAACCCGATTCCCGTAGACGCTGCCGAGCGCCTACGCGAGAGCTGGGAGCGAATGCACAGGGGCAGCGACAGGGCTTTCCGAACGGCCGTCCTCCCTGCGGGCGTTTCCGCCAAAGAGCTCAGCGGCAGCAACGAGGCGGCCCAGTTCTTGGAAACGCGGCAGTATCAGGTCATTGAGATCTGCAGGGCCTTCCGCGTGCCCCCGCACATGATCCAAGACCTGACCCGCAGCACGTACAGCAACATCGAGGTGCAGGGCACGGAGTTTGTGCAGCACTGTCTCCTGCCGCATCTGAAGCGGTGGGAGTCTGCTATTGCCCGCGATCTGATTGTCGATGATGAGCGGTACTTTGCCGAGCACTCGGTGAGCGGAATGCTGCGAGGCGATCACACGAGCCGCTCTGCCTATTATGTTTCCGCTCTTTCGCACGGCTGGATGACAGTGAACGAAGTGAGAGAGCTGGAAAACCTCAACCCAATCGGGCCAGAGGGGGACGTTCACTACATCCCCCAGAGCATGACAACGCTCGGGCAGATTGGAGAGCCGCCGCAGGACACGCCGGGCGAGCCAGCGGACGGCACACCAGAAGACGATGCCGAAGACACGACTACCGCCCAGGAGGTGCCGACGAATGGAACTTGAGCGCCGCGACTTCGCCTTTGACGAGACTGACGAGCTCATCGTTGAGCAGCGTGCTGACGGCCGGGCAGCCATCATCGGCTACGCCGCCGTCTACAACCGCATGAGCCTTGACCTGGGCGGGTTCAAGGAAGAAATCCTGCCGGGTGCTTTTGACAAGGTGCTGAGCCGCCAGCGTGGCAAGCAGGACGTGGTGGCCCTGTTCAACCATGACAGCAACATCGTGCTCGGTCGCACCTCAAGCGGCACACTGGAACTCTCCAGCGATAGCAAGGGGCTGCGGTACGTGGTCACTCCGCCCGTGAGCCGTGCCGACGTTCTGGAACTCATCGCCCGCAAGGACGTGGCTGGCAGTTCATTCGCGTTCACGGTTGG